AGTTTATGCGCCTCTAGCGGTGGTAATTTAGAACCTAAAGTGTCAGTAAAAGGCGCTCGTATGGTAGGGCGTAGGCTAGATGCTAGTGGAACTCGTAAGGATAATGATAAGAGTATCGCTATCAAACAAATGATTGAGGTTAGAGATGATGATAAAACTAACTGCTTAACTACCGTAACCAAGGATAGCATTCTTGTAGAGAATATGTCTTGGCGCAAGCTAACACCTCTGGAATGTGAACGTCTTCAAACAGTTCCAGATAATTTTACTGAGGGTGTATCGAATACCCAACGCTACAAAATGTTAGGCAATGGTTGGACTTGCGATGTCATAGCACACATACTGAAAGGATTATAATATGAGCGCAACTATCTTATCATTACAAACACCTTTTATGGAAGGGTATAGAGAAGCTAAACAAGAGTACGCCTGTGGGAATATATATTGTTTAGATACAGCACTAGCATTGTTTGCTGTAGACCCACCTGACAGTGAATTTCAAAGGGGTATGATGCAAGCCCTAATAAATCTGAAAGGATTATAATATGACTGAACGAACTAAAATCCCTGCGCTGAATGATGAGGGTAAGTTTATCTATGATGAGCATTCACCTTTAACAGATGATGGTCAGAGATATGAACACTACTTAGATACTACGCAGGATGTATTTCCTAAAACGTTTGATGAATTTATTAGGGCAGGTATGTAATGTTAGATCAGGAAGATAGACTAAGATTAGCTCACGAAAAAGTGTGTGCAGCCGAGAACAAAAGGATGCGTGAGTTGTTTAATATGCGTAACTATAAAGAGGGTGATCAGTGGACACAACAAAAGAATAGGCAAGTCACTGGTGCTAAAGGTGGTAGGCAGAATAAATTGAAAAGACTATGGGTAAAAGAAAGGAATATAAAATGAGAGCAATACTTAATAAGCTATGCTGTTGGTGCAGGGAATACCCAAGTGATGAGCCTTGCTGTTGGTGTAATGATGAAGGAGATGATTATGACAATTAGGGATTTAAAATTGTTTCTTGATCAAGCTCTGGAGTATCACGATTTAGATGAGCTTATATGTGTCTATGATCAAGAAACAGGTGAGCGTTATGATATACTAATTGTAGATGATACGATTGAGGGTGAAGTACAACTAAATATAGAAGGAGTATAACAAATGGGAAATAGAGCAACAATAGAAGTAGTAGGTGATACAGTTTTATACAACAAATCACCTTGCTACATATACGTTCACTGGTCAGGTAGTCCTGAGACTGTGACACAGTTCGTAAAGAATGCCGCGCCTAATATGCGTAAAACAGATGTCAACTACTCTACTGCTAGACTAATAACTGAGATATGTAATTATGTAGAGGGTGGTCTATCTGTAGGTGTATATCCTGCAGCCGAGAATAACAAAGAGGCATGGGACAATGGACATTATGTTGTAGATATAAGCAATGGTAACATTAAGAATAACAATAAACTTATAGCTGATGGCATAGAATTTGGAGATTTTTAGATAGACAACAGTTATTTTTATAGAGGAGAAGACAATGAGTGACAAATATTTTAACGTGACAGAACATGAGCGTAAAGAAAAAAGAAAAGAAATACTAGCCACCACCTTTGTGTGGTCAGTGTTAGGGTTCGCAGTCATAGGCGTACTGGCTACGTTTAGTTTACTATTAATTATGGTATGGAGTTAAGACATGGATATGAATAAATACTATGGACAATTAGTGGGTTGTAAAATCCAGGACTTTCACTTTGAAGAGGGTACTTTTAAATATGATAATCCCTTTCCAGTATTCACATTAACCAATGGCTCAGAGAAAGTACGATTTGTAATATCGCAGGATGAAGAGGGTAATGGCGGTGGCTTTGCTTTCATAGAGGATAAGTAATGGCAGAGAATAAACAACCTTGGTGGAAGGATACAGTAGTTACACATTGTCCCTACTGTTTTACTAAGATGCGTACCATAGATACTAGACCTTATCATAAGCTTGGCTATCCTAGTACTAGAAGAAGAAAGTATTGCCATCAATGTGACTATGAAGCTACGACTGTAGAGATACCTATAGAAACAAGTGCTGCATAAATGTCACGTGACATATTAGTAACATTGACTAACACTAAAACTAATAATATATCTTACACATAATATAACATAGAGGAATATAAATATGAGAAATACAAATAAGAAAATGTCTCAACACACAATGATACTCAAGCACCTTCGTGCATCTAAGGGTCTAACCTTACGCGAAGCTTTGATAGACTATAGCATACAGTCTTTCCCCAAGCGTATCTCTGAGCTACGTAAGTCAGGCTATCGTATTGATGGCATCAAGGGAAGACACCCAGTTACAAATCAAAGATACACACGTTACACATTAGTAGAGGAGAATGCATAATGGAAGTACAACTAACACCTGAGTGGACTGCTACTATCTTAGAAGATGGTGGTATGTTAGTTAAGAGTGAGGCAGAGGAAGTAACTCTACCTAAAGAAAGTGTTGCTAGGTTAGCTAGTATATTTAAACAAATAGAAGAGGAGAGTGTATAGTGCATAAGCTTAACATCTACAGTGTATCAACTGGTGAGCACATATGCTACCACACAGCGCGTAGCAGGGAAGCTTTGCTACGTCTATATAAAATGTATGAGAAAATTAAAGGCATAAGGATGGAAGTAAAATGACATTTATGATTGAGAAGAACGTACCTTTACCATCAACCAAGGATGGACGCGGTGCACCTAACAAAGGTTACGAAGCATTGCTAAAGCATATGAAAGTAGGCGATAGTGTAGTAGTAAAACGTGCTGCCTTGGCTAGTATATACACTCACGCTAAGAAGATAGGGTGTCAGGTTGTTACTCGTAAGGTAGATCAAACTAACAGACGTGTATGGATGTTAAACAAAGGAGATATGTAATGCCCAACTGGTGTGAGAACAGGGTAATAATTACAGGTGATGTAAAAGTATTAACGGCTATCAAAGAAGCGGCAGATAGGGGTGGGTTACTGGAACACCTAGCACCTATTGGTGAATACGATTATGGTGTTGCCTGTACTGAGTGGAATACTAAGTGGGAAGTACAGGATGTAGAGGCTAACCTGTTTGAGGATGGTGATACATCCAACTTACACCTAGGGTTTCAGAGTGCATGGAGTCCACCTACAGGTGCATACGATACAGGTGCTGATAGATTAAAGATCAACATAGATGCATCCTACTATGAGCCAGGAATGTGTTACATAGGTGAATACGATAGTGCCTTAGATATAAACAATACCTACAGTGTTGAGTTTAGTAATGAGGATTGGAAAGATAGCATACCTACTGAACTAATAGAAGAGTTTGATTTAGATGGTGAGTATACGTACTACCAAGAATGGCAGGAAGAAAATGATGAATGAAGATACTCGCCTGTTACCTGCTCAGAAGTACCACGCTTTTCTGATGAGACAGGCTGACGATGCTCTTTGGAATGGCAATACAGCCAAGGCTCATATGTATGAGAACGAAGCATTATATATTAAAAAAACTATAGAGGAAGGTGACGTATGGCATCCAACATTCTAATGCATCTACTACCATTAACTGTTATTGCTGCTTACATTGGTGGTGCTTTATATCTCTGGTACAAAAACGTGAAGGGAAGGTAACATGAAAATACCCAAGGGTAACGCTAAGTTGTGTGACATTATAGAGTTCTATCTTGTATCACCTGCTTTTGCTAGACTATCTGGTGCATCTCAAAAAGATTATGAAACACATCTATCGTCTGTGATAAGCACATCTGTGGAAGGTAAGACCCTTGGTGAATATCGTTGTACTAATATTAAAGTAAGACATCTTATACAAGCGTATGACATATGGCTCAAGACAGGTATACGTACTGCTAACTATCGTAAGTCTGTACTGTCTGCTGCTTGGAAGTATTCCATGAGACAGGATGTAATGATACATAACCCAGTAGCACTCGTACCTACTAAGTCTAGTAAACAAAGACGTGTATACTGGAGTAGAGACCAGATCAAAACCTTTCTTGAGACAGGGTATAGTGACTTCAGATGGCGTAGCATTAGTCTTATAGTACATATGGCATACGATTGGGGTCAGCGCATAGGCGACATGAGAGTTATGACTTGGGATACCTTAGACTTAGATCAGTGTCGCTTAGACTTGACACAAAGTAAACGTAATGCTGAGATACACCTACCTATATCTAATGGTTTGTGTGATATGTTGAGACAACAAAAGGAAGACTTTGGATTCCAGGAATATGTAGCACCTAGAGTTAAGCCGAGGGCAGGTGCATACACACCATACGATAAGGGTGAAATATCCTTACTTATCAATGAGGTACTGGACGAAGCTAATCTACCTAGTGAGCTTACAGCTATGGACTTACGCCGTACTGCCGTGACTGAGATGATGGAAGGTGGGGTTGACTTAGCTAATATCATGCAGGTAACAGGACATAAGAATATACAATCGGTGAAACCTTATATAGTAAATACATTGAGTGGTGCATCTAAAGCACTATCAGCGAGAGGGAATGAAGATGAGAGTGAGAAGTGAAGAGAGTAAAGAAAAAGATAATATACGCAGAAGAAAAAAGTATGATGAAGGCATGGCTATACTGCATAGATATAAGTTGATTAAGGGTTGTAAAATTTGTAAGTACAAAGAACATGCAGCGGCATTAGAGTTTGATCATGTTAATCCTAAGGATAAGAAGTTTGAAATAGCAAAGAGAGCACACTACCTACGCTATGGTAAGAAGACTAAGAGTAACAAGAAAATAAAAGAAGAAATATTCAAGTGTCAGGTGTTGTGTTCTAATTGTCATTCTATAAGAACTAACACTGAAGAACACTATGGTATAAAGAAGTTGGCTAGAGTATGAGTAAACATAACTGGAAACAGCACAGAGAATATGCTGCATCTGTAACAGCACATGGACCACACCGAGGTGACTGCCCTTTCTGTAGAGGTAAGAATACTTTCTCAGCCTCTTGTGAAGTAGGTGTATTGATGTATAACTGTTACAAGCTAGGGTGTAATGTAGGTGGTAGGTTTGATACAGACATGACTGCATCTGAGATACGCAGACAACTACGCCCAGCGCAGGATCAAACTAATATAGAGGTAGAAACTATGGAGATACCAGCACAGCTAGTAGAACCTACACGACAACACACTAAGCACAATAGATTTATGAGGCGATGGGGTATAGTAGGTAACACCTTCTATGATGTACAACAAGAGCGCGTAGTCTTTCCTATATATAATAAACATAAGATGATTGATGCTATAGGTAGGGCAGTGGGTGCTACTCAAACACCTAAGTGGTATCGCTACACAGGTGCAGCAGACTATTATACAGTAGGTGTAGGCTCTACTATAGTTATTGTAGAGGATGTAATCTCTGCTTTAGTAGCCTATCAAGAGTTACCTGACGTTAGTTGTATGGCAATCCTGGGTACGAGCATGAATCATAAACATTTTGAGAAGATAGGTGAGTATGATAAGGCTGTGATTGCACTAGATCCTGACGCAGTATCAAAGACTATCGAGTATCGTAGAGAGATAGAACTTTGGACAGGCAACAAAACAATAGCACTAAGTTTATCTGACGATATTAAGTATCGTATGCCAGAAGACCTAGAAAAACTACAGGAGATATGCAGTCGCCTTGATTGATTATTAAAGATATGATAGACCCTAACTCTATACCAGAACTATTAGCAGAGAACAGAATGGATAATGTAAACAACCCAGCGCATTATGGCAAAGGTAGTATTGAATGTATTGATTACATAGAAGACTTCCTAACCGAAGAAGAATATATAGGATACCTAAGAGGTAACATAGCTAAGTATTTACATCGC